TGGCGCCTATCATTTCTTTGAGTGGATATGTGCTTTGTGATAACGGTTTGCCGTTTACCATAACCGCGACCAACACGCAGCCAAGTCAGACCACTACCTGGGAGTGGTATTTCAACGGTGTACAGATAAGTGCCACTAACAGTTACACATGGAATCCTCTTTTACCTGGTGATGAAGGTAATTATACTATAATCGCCACAAACGAGTATGGTTGTGTGACGGAACTAGAGGTTTACTTCACATATGTGGCTGAACCTGTTCTTACGGTTTCAGTGGTGGATCCCACTCCTCCAGCTTGTGACGGTGAGTTGATACTCACTGTAACCAATCCTACTGTAGGTGTGGATTACAAGTATGATCTGATCAATCCAGCCACCAATACGGTTATATCAACTGTTACGACCTCTTCATTTAGCAATACGTTCTCAAGTCTTTGTCTTGGCCAGTATGCTTACAGGGTTACTCCCGTTGTGACCACGCCTTACGGTGTGTTCACCACATGCGGTACAGTACCTGTAATACAGAACGTACCTACTCCTGTTGGACCAGCGTTTACGTTGGAATATCTGGATTTGGGGTCATTGAACATAGGAGGACCTTTCAACTACTACAATGTGGCTACTTGGAACACGATAATGGGTTCAGACTATCAGGTATGTGTGGTTGATTTGGGATTGAATAGGGTCTATTTCTATTATACCGCTGGATCACTTGTGATGAATGCTTCAGCATTTGCAAACGTTACGCATGATGAACTGGTTTCCGTAAAAGATACATCTGACTTTGTAGGTCTGGGTGACAATGCGTTTTTTGCTCGTCCTAATCTGGTAAGTGCTGTTTTTCCTGCTGTAACAGCGGTTGGAGGTGGTGTATTCAGCCAGTGTGGAGTTTTATCTAATGTTTCTTTCTCATCGTTGATCTCAGTAGGGATACAGATGTTTGATACTTGTTCTTCTTTGGATAATCCTGACATACCAAATGCCGTACAACTGGAAGGAAGTTGTTTCAGCAATTGTTCTTCACTGGTCATTGCTAACGGCGGATCTGCTTTATATTGGCCAAACGTTATATCTATTCAGAACTCCGCATTTTCCTTTTGTACAGCCTTAACGGATGTGGATCTTCCAGTGTGTACTACGATCAATAGTCAGGTCTGTCAAGCTTGCACCAGTCTTTCAACGTTCACCGCTCCTTTGGCGACAGCCATAGGATCAAACAACTTCCAAGGTATGAATGGTCTTAATCTGACGCTTATAGATCTTCCTTCCTGTGTGACGGTGGGTAGCTGTGGTGTGAACAATCAGAATTTCCAACAAGCAAACGGTTTTGCATACAATGCAGCCGCTAACTTCACATTGAATATTGCCAATGCCGTATGTACTTGCGCCGCTGGTTCACCTGACCAGGACATAGTATGGCTCCAGACATTGAACCCGCTTGTAACCATAAACTGTATCTGACATGACACTGGCTAATTTCAAAAGCAATTTCAACTGGCAGTACAGGATGCTTAAAGAGGCAGCTGATTGTTGTGGTATTGTTCCTGATCTTCCTCCTACTCCTCCACCTCCAGTTGTTGACTGTTACTGGTATGCAAAAGTACATGATACGTCTTGCTTACAGTTTAACCCTAACATTGCTAGTTGGACTCTTAACGGTGTGGATGTTTTCAGCTCATGGTCCACTTTGATGTATAACTCTCCATATGGCACCATAGGTAATGCACAGCAGTACACGGATAATCTTTCAGGTTGCGGACCTTTCAGTTTTAGCGAATATCACTTATGGACTGTTGTACCTTCAACAGTCCTTTCCCTTCCTCCTCTTGTAGGTAATGACTCAGACAATAATCCTGTAAGCTATTCCATGCTTGGTCCTATCTGCGCAAGCAAGTGTTACGAGGGTACTTTCAGGTCTGGCCTTGGAAGCTTTATTGTATATGGAATCAATACGGCGGAGTTTAACGCAACGGATTTCAGTTTTTATGTTGATCTGAGTGATCCAGGTGTGAATTCTGCTTTTACAACAGAACTTGGTAGATATTATCCTTCTCCTCCTCTTAATGTAACAGTAACCATTATTGGACCTGATGAATATACCATAAGGATTGACGGTCTGTACAGTACTTCAACCGTTGTATACCTTTACATTGATGATGGTGTAACAGTTGGTGAATTATATGAAATACCATGTTAACCAACAATGACAACTGCGGAACACCTGCCCAGAATCTTGCCTATGAGTCTACAAGTTGTTACTATGGACAAGGCAGGGATCTAAAGAACATTACCAATGTAGGTCTCAACGGGATTGGTGTTTACAATGGTAAGTTCAATGACATAGGTGGACTGCGGACATTGAATTATGCAGATGCCAGCATGGATTTGTCGCTGGATGTCATAAGTAAGGTCATAAAGTTCAAGGTAAATATCAGTGCCACGGTCGGTAACACCCTTACTCTCAATCCAGACGGTCTTTACGTACCAGCCAGCGGTGGGGGATTTGGTTACACCATAGTCAATGTGAATACCACACCTTACAATATCATACCTATTACAGGGGTTTATGTGTATCTTGTGGATACCACGGGCGGAAGCATAACCATGAACTTCCCTACAGCGGTGGGGAACACGGCGTTGTACACTGTCAAGAAGGTCGACAGCTCCGCGAATACCGTAGTGCTTGATCCCAACGGGGCGGAGACGCTGGACGGACAGGCTACACAGACGATACGCTTCCAGAACACGAGCGTGGACATATACAGTGACAACGCCAACCTATACATAAGATAACATGGCATACATAGAATCAGTCATAATAAGGGATACTGGAGGGACGGAAGCTGACGTTACGGCAGCCAACGCCCTGAAAGTTGATGGGAGCGCCGTAACGCAGCCTGTCAACGTTGTTGCGGGATCCATATCGGCGGCACTTGACGTGCAACAGGATGTCTTCGGACAACTTGTGATCGCAAACAGGTACAACCAGTTTGAGATCAACTACGACTCAACCGATCCTGATTCCATATCAGACATCACGGTTACAAAATCAAACGGAGGGGATGCGTCAAACCTTGCTGGTCAGGCCGTCTTCACATCCAACGCGAATACCAACGGCGGGGTAAGGGCTGTCACAAACCTTACTGTTACATACAGACCTAACTCTGAAACCTATGCCGCTTTCACAGCCATATGGCAAGCGGGAGGTCTTGCGAACTCTTATCAACGCATAGGTATATATGATGCCAACAACGGTTTCTTCATAGGATACGAGGGTGTCAATTTTGGTATCACGCTCAGGAAAGGAGGTGTTGACACGTTCACAGCACAAGCGGCTTGGAACGTGGATACGCTCACTGGAGGCGTCGGTTCCAAGTATACGCGTAATGGAGTACCTGAAGCCATTGATTTCACCAAGGATAACCTTTTCAGGATAAGATACGGGTGGCTTGGTGCCGCTCCTATCTATTGGGAGGTTCTGAGTCCTGACGGGGACTGGGTGTTGTTTGACATATACAGGCATCCGAATACCACAGGTGGGACAACGATCAACAATCCAGATCTCCCGATGACCCTGGATATCCAGAAGACAGGAGCAGGTGCCACGGTGCTTACCATGAACACCGCTTGCTGGGCGGCTGGTACCACATCTCCTTATACCAAGATATCAAGTACCATTACAGATAACACCTTGGCAAACATGTCAAGGTCGGTCATCACAGGACGTTCAAGTACTGGCGGTGGTACGTATTACAATGTGAAGGTGAATCCTTCAGGATCGCTTGTTACTACAGCTGACTTTGCATTTCCTGAGGATTCCGCGCACGCGAGCGGGGACACAGGGGCGTTTGTGATGGCGGTAAGGAATGATACCAATACTGCCATGACATCAACTGATGGAGACTACTCTCCTATTGCGGTTAATGCCAATGGTGCGGTAGCAATCAACGATGGTGGTAACAGCATCACTGTTGATGGTAGTGTGACTGCTACTGTGAGCGGTTCAGTTACCGTATCCAACGGAGCAGGTGCTGCTGCAGTAAACATCCAGGATGGCGGTAATTCCATAACTGTGGATGGAACCGTGACCCTTGGTCCCAATTCTGGTGTGGATATAGGTGATGTGGATGTGACAAGCGTGATACCAGGAACAGGTGCTACAAATCTTGGAAAGGCCGAGGATGCAGTGCATTCTTCTGGTGATGTAGGTGTGATGTTCCTTGGCGTGAGGAACGATGCGGCGGCAAGTACTTTTGCAGGAACGAATGGTGATTATTCACCTGTTTCGACAGACCAGTACGGTAAGCTTTTCACCGTATCGGAAAGGGTACACAATACACCGCATACCGCTTCTGACATAGGCTCGTTCATGCTTGCCGTAAGAAACGACAATGCACTTTTGCAGGCGGCAACCGCTAACAACACCTATGCATCCATATCAGTTGACGAGTTTGGAAAGCTTTATGGAGCTGATACCAAACAGGAGGATACGGCTCATACATCAGGTCAGACAGGTAGTTTCATACTGGGTGTCCGCAATGATTTGAATGCGGCGATGACTTCCAATGACGGTGATTACAGTCCCATAGCGGTAAACGCCAGCGGTGGTGTATCTGTGGATGTCACTGCCAATTCCGTAGGACTGGCTACGGAGGCTACACTGTTAAGTGTCGAGTCTTTTGTAAACAACATCAATAAGACAGTAAAGCTTGAGGACGATCCCAGTGCGGATGCTGATGCTGGATTGTTCGTCTTAGCTGTACGTAATGATACCAATGCGGTGGTCACTTCAACTGATGGCGATTACTCCCAGATATCAGTTAACAGCAAAGGAGCTGTTGCCATTCAAGATGGTGGTAACTCTATTACTGTAGATGGCACTGTAACCTTAGGTGCAAACAGCGGAGTTGACATTGGGGACGTGGATGTCACAAGTGTTACTCCTGGATTTGGCACAGCAAATCTTGGTAAAAAAGAAGACGGTCCTCATACAAGCGGTGATGTCGGTGTTTTTGCATTGGCTGTAAGAAATGACACACGTGCCATAATTACTTCAAATGATGGAGATTACTCACAAATATCAGTTGATAGTCAAGGAGCTGTTTCCATTAATGATGGTGGAAATTCTATTACAGTAGATGGTACAGTAGGAGTATCAGGTACTGTTACTGTATCAGGTACTGTTGCAGCAACCCAGTCAGGAACCTGGATCCTAGGTGCTAACTCAGGGGTTGATATAGGTGACGTAACCATAAATAATGCAGGTGGTGCAAGTGCTGTAAACATACAAGATGGAGGTAACTCTATAACAGTTGACGGAACAGTTGCTTTTTCAAATACCACAATCGCAGTTACCAATACGGGAACTTTTGCTGTACAAGCCGCACAGTCTGGTACATGGGTTCTTGGAGCAAACTCTGGTGTTGACATAGGTGATGTGACTGTAAACAATGCAGCAGGTGCTGCGGCTGTGAATATCCAAGACGGTGGTAATAGTATTACCGTAGATGGAACAGTGGCGGCTACCCAGTCAGGTACTTGGAACGTGGTTGCTGCTGGTGATGTAGCTCATGACTCTCCTGACTCTGGCAATCCTGTGAAGATTGGATTCCAGGCTGAAACAGCATTACCTACAGCTGTCACCAATGGAGACAGAGTCAATGGAACGGCTGATCAGTTTGGAAGGCAGCTTGTCACGCACATATCTCCAGGTATGCAAACCTGGAAATCAGGTAACTATACAACCACGCAGACAGGTGTTGCACTTTGGACTCCTACCGCAGGTAAGACTGTTGCAGTCACATACCTTGCGGTCAGTTCATATGCTACCACCGCAGGACGTGTCATCGTTTGGTTTGGTGCTAGCGGTGATACCACATATACAGCAGGCACAGACCAGCTTGTATGGGCGGGATCATTTGCTCCATCTGCCAATAGCAAACCTGGTGCGATACTTACATTCAATACCCCAGTGTTCTCTGCAAACGTGGACTATGTCCTACGTGTCACAACAGATGCGAACATATCACTTGATGTTTCAGTTTACGGATATGAATTCTAATGGATAAGCTAATTGAACTTGTAAATAAGACAGACAACGGTGTTCAGATTGATCTGATCGCTGAACTGAACATATATGAACTTGGCGTACCTGTTGCACAATGGAGCAGGTCTCCGTTCAGCTTCCCATCTGGTATGCCAGATCAGGATATCATAGACTCCATACAACAGAACCAATACGCACACTATTTTGAATAATGGCAACTACTACTAACAGATATCTGGCATATCCTGCTGCCGCCGCTGGAATATCACGTGCCTCATCAGGTGGAGCCGCTTGGTCTTTTTCTGCGTGGACAGAGGTTGTACCTGCATCCACGATTACAGCTGACTTCTATATCGCTGGAATCACCTGGGCATGGCATACTCCTGTTGCGGCAGCTGATACTACTTATCAATGGATCATTGAACTTGGTACAGGAGGTGCAGGTGCTGAGACAACCATCATACAGGTTCCGTCAAATATCAGGGGGGATACCTTGGTTGGGTATGTACCTTCCATGAATGTCATGTTCCCTGAACCTAAGTTTGTAGCTGCAAACACAAGGATCGCGGTCCGTGTCGCATACTCTCTTGCAACGACAAGCAACACCCTGACTGGTATCAAAATAATCTATCAGATTCCTTAATGGCTCTTGATGACATAGACTCATTACCTGCCGCAGCCGCTGGTATAACTCCTACGTCTGCCGCATCTGCGTGGGGATTTGGATTGTGGACTGAATTGACATCAGCAACAACAACGGATATCTATGTCATCAGCCTTGTATTTCAGATAACCAATATCCCAGCCTTGGATACGACTGTAGAGCAGTTGTTTGAGATAGGTATTGGCGCTGCTGGAGCAGAAGTGACTGATATACAGATACCTTATAACGTAAGGAATGATACACTGGTTGGGTATTACCATACACGACCAGACCATATATTCCTACCTGAGCCTGTATTGATTACATCAGGAACAAGGATTGCTATAAGGGTTGCGGATAGTCTTGCCACTGCAATCACCTACCAGGGAGTCAAGATAATGTACAAGGAGGGGGCGTCTGCATTCACTGCAGTGGACCCCTTTGGTATGATGGGGATATTTGGGATCTAAAAGTCCTGAATTTTTCGTATATTATATATACTAAACCCTGAAGACCATGAAACTCCTCAAACTATTGATGGTCTTGACAGCCTTTACAATTCTTGGCTGCGAGAAAGAAGACACCAAAAGTTCTTCTAGTGAACAAATTATCCAAAGCGGTGAAAGACGCGGAGGCAATGGAAATGGTAATGGACAAGGTAACGGTAACCAGAATACTGATCCCTGTGCTAACTATCCTGTATATCCTATTGTAAATGAAGCTCCTACAGATTGGAATATCAAAGTTGATACTACACTTTGTGGCATGGTCATTTTCAAGTGGGATCCACAGCCTGGATTCAACCCCGTGACGGACACCTGTTTCACCATAGCAAGATATTACTACATAGGATTTGCTCCTGTAGGTCACACTAACGGTTGTACAGGTGGTGGATCAATAAGCGGTACCAACTCCTACTATTATACTCTTGGTGCAGGTTGCTCCCTGTGGCCAGGATACAAGTACATTATGGGTATCACTTACTACGAAAGGAACGCTGAACTACAGAAGACGTTTGTAAGATCATCCAAGACAGTAGAATTCACGGCAGGAAAGAGAGCGCCGTGGCTCAATAATTGTAATTAACCTTAAATATTTAAAAATGAACGCAGTTCCATTTCTAAAATCAAAGATCGTATGGGTACAGATCTTGGCAGCATTGTCAATCCTTGTAGCCCAGTACGGTCAGTTTGGATTCATGAATCCTCAGATTGCAATGTTTATCAGTTTTGCATTGACAGCAATCCTTCAACAGTTTGCTTCATCCCAACCTATCAGTATCACAGGTGTTTCCCAGGACAAGACAATGTTTTGGACAAACGTCGTGGCTGCAGGTCTTATGATCACGGATTACTTCCTAGAGAATCAGGTCTTTATGGCTTGCGGAGTAAATGCAAATATGATAGGGATGTTCATGATCACAGTCAATCTTGTGCTTCGCACATACTTTACAAACCAGCCTTCAAAAGAAGTAATGGAGTCTGGTAAATAGTCTTCCTTGTTGTTTGGGCAAGGTTGTTTGGTTGTTTTGATAGGGTAGGGGTCCTTTGGTTAGGGACCCCTATTTTTTTAAATATATTTAAGTTAAATGTATTATATTTGCATAGAACCAACTAAACATAATTAGCTTATGAGCACCGAAGAAATCCAAGAAACAGAACCAACCCAGGAAGAAATCCAGGAAATGCGGGAACGCATGCAATCGTATTACGAGAATCAGATTCCCTTTCTTCAAAAACAAAAAGAATACGAAATGCTTTTGGCTGACATTGAACAGGCAAGAGCAAGGCGTATTGAAATGACCATCCGTATCGCCCAGATGACCATGGGTCCCCAAGAGGAAATGGAAGAAGGTTCGGACAGTGACATTGATGAAAAACCCAAGAAAGAAAGAAAACTTAAGAAAACAGAGTGAAAATCGTAGATAATATACTTCCCTTTGGTGAATACTATGCGGATATCCGTAAAAAGGATACCGTATATCTTCACCATACCGCTGGTGGACACAGGCCTGATTGGACTATTGACGGTTGGAAACACGACCGTACCAAAACAGGCGGAAAACTTGCTGTTGCCACTGCATATGTCATTGGCGGTATAAGCACTACTAATCAGGACGCTTCATATGACGGAGACGTCTACAGGGCGTTTGATGAAAAGTACTGGGCACATCATTTAGGTCTCAAACAGCAGAATAATAGGAACCTGAACCAAAGGTCTATTGCCATAGAGATATGCAATTATGGTCCGCTTGTGCTTAACAAAGAAGGGAAGTTCATAAACTACGTCAACAGGGAAGTACCCGCATCCATGGTTGCGACACTTGATGAACCGTTTAGAGGTTACAAATATTACCATCGGTATACTGACAAGCAGCTTGAGTCCTTGAGATCGTTGCTGTTGGGTATATCCGAGCGGCACGATATTGACATCAGGCGTGGGTTGCGTGAGTGCTTCCAAGTACCCTACAGACATTCCTTCGCTTTTGAGCTGAAGGAAGAAGCGTCGAAGGGTAGTCCAGGTCTTTGGACCCATTCAAATGTCAGGAAAGATAAGAGCGACTGCTTCCCGCAGCCAGAGTTGATCGATCTTATCCTTTCCCTATAATACTTAACATGGCCAGGTTCAATGTAGTAGATAAGAAAGTACGCATGGGTCTTTATGATATTGTGAGATATCAGATTCTGACGTACTGCTATGTAAACAGGGTGCAGGTGACGGAGTCCGATCTGGACTGCCTTACTATCCTAGCAATGACAGGGGAGTCGGATCTTACCGAATTCTGCCTGCTTATAACCGAGAAAAGGATATTCAAAAGCACTCAAAGTGTTCGAAACTGTCTTGTAAAACTTGAGCGTAATAGTTTGATTACGAAAGAAGGAAAGACAAAGAAAAGGATAGGGGTGAATCCGCTGATGAAACTCCAGACTTTCGGGAACATATTGATAAACCATAAGTTCGTATACGTTGATCCCCAAGAAACACAAGGAAGTATTGCATGAGATGATACGGAAAAACGGATTTGAAAGGCAATTTGCGGAGGATTCCGTATCATTCCTTTGGTCCGAAATAAGGAAGCATCTCAGTGACATTACTTATTCAAGCATAACCGTAAGGAAACTGGGAATATTCGTTGTCAAACCTTGGAAGATAGACCAGTACATAGAGAATTACAAAAAGCATATTGAGAAGGATGCCCTTACGTTTGCCGAGTTCACCTATAAAAAACACATGGAGAAGCAATACGAGTCGTTCCTTAGGATAAAGAAGGAACTTGACAAGGAACTTGTCCGCAAGGCTGAGAAGAAAAAAACAAGACAGGAATATGAATCTGCTAAAACTATGGGAGAACAAATCCAAGATAATGGAGGGTCTCCTGAACAGTGTGATCAAGAAGGATGATGTCGAAAAGATCGCTTCCGCACGCATGGAGATATGTCAGGAAAGCCCTCATATCGATAGGGAAGGCTCCAAATGCTTTGCTCCTGGAACACAGCCTTGTTGTGGTAAGTGTGGTTGCAAGCTAGCCTGGAAGACCAGGTCCCTGGCAAGTTCCTGCGGTGACGAGGAGAATCCGCGTTGGAATGCGATTGTGAGTGAGCATGAAGAGGCTGAGATATTCAACAAGCTTAACATAAAGAACGACTGATGGCAATAGTATTCAATGCAGAAAACCACTCATACAAGAGCATTGACTCGGAAGAGATCATTGATTGGATGAGTGTGACCAATTTTGTAAGCAGGTTCAAACAGAAGTTTGATGCTGACAAGCAAGCCGCCAAATCCGCAAAGAACAGGAAATCAAAGTGGTATGGTATGGATCCTGAGAAAATCAAGGAGGTGTGGAACAACGAGTCAAACCGTGCCATTGACCTTGGTAACTGGTACCATGCCCAAAGGGAGGCGGATATAGTATCAATTGATACTATCGAGCGTAACGGAATAGCGGTTCCCATATTCAAACCGATCTACACGGATGGTATCAAACATGCCCCTGAGCAGAGACTTGTGGAGGGTATATATCCAGAACACATGGTTTATCTGAAGTCAGAAGGCATCTGCGGCCAGTCCGACAGGGTGGAGGTTGTCAATGGCACCGTGGATATAATCGATTACAAGACCAACAAGGAGATAAAGACCAAGTCCTTTGTTAACTGGGAAGGTCTATCGCAGAAGATGCTCGGTCCGTGTGTGCATCTTGATGACTGTAACTTTAACCATTATGCGTTGCAGTTGAGTACTTACATGTACATCATACTTAAGCATAACCCCAATCTCAAGCCTGGAAAACTGATCCTTCATCATATAACGTTCAAGGAGGCTCCTGAAAAAGACCAGTACGGTTATCCAGTCGCTTTGCGGGACTACGAAGGAAATCCTATTGTAAATGAGGTAACTCCGTATGAAGTTCCGTATCTTAGGGCTGAAGTGGTGAATATGTTACAACATCTTAAAAACAACTAGAATGGAACCATATCAATACATCATAAGCCATCATCCGCATCATGACGACCCCAACAGGACAGCAAAAATCCTGCATCAAGGTTTTCTTATGGCCGACTCGCAAAAGACGGCTTTCCTGAAAATGCTGGATGTCGTTACTGCCGACGAAGCTTTGGAAGCGGATCTGATTGAATTCAGGGCAAAACCTTTTGTGGATGATTTCTCTTGTCCTACCAAGAAGGACATGGGAAACACCATCTCATACAGATTTTACAGTAGCGATAACGTGTATGAGTTCAGGAACACGACTGTAAGCCTTGAGGATATGATAAAGGGTAGTTTTATGAACTATTTGAATAATGAAGCCGAACCAGAACTACCGATGGTGATGAGTATGATTGACGTATTGGGATTTATAAACGATGATAAACTATAACTATGAAACTTAAAGGAAAAAGAGTATTGCTGTCCAAGCCAGAGCTTGAAAAATCACAGATCCACATTACCCCAGAAGTCCAGGAAAGCCTTGACAAGGAGAACATGAAGAAATGGACCCATCTTGAGGTCTTTGCCGTTGGTGAAACGGTTGAGGGAATCAAGGTCGGGGACATTGTGTATGTACCCAAAGGAGGCCTTGAGCGTTCTGATGTTGTGGAAGTCGATGGTGAGATCAAACTCATGGTGTCTGACTTTGACATTGCGATCATATGGTAAGGTTGTTTGACATAGAGAACGGCAGGGTGGTTCCGACGGAACACTGTTACACCATCAATTATCTGAAGGCTGTCATGGATAACTATCCTGAGAACTACCTTAAGATATACCTGTACCTGTTCTACATGTCATGTCCTAACGACGACCTTAATCCTTACTTCAACGTACCCAGTGACGACAAGGAGGAAATGATAATGCGCGATATAGAAGCGGATTTCATGTCTGACGATCCAATCATAAAACGTGCGCTTGAAGGTTTGCAGACGTTGTACGATACCCCTACATGGCGCGCCTATAGGGGTATCTCTACAATGCTTGACAGGTTGGGTCGTTATATGGAAAATACCCAGATCATACACGGCAGGGACGGTAACATGAACAGTCTTCTGTCCGCAGCCAAGAACTATGACGCCATACGCCAGAGTTTCAAGGGTGCATACAAGGATCTCAAGGAAGAACAACAGTCTCACGTGCGCGGGGGCGCGGGGTTGGCTTATGATCAAAAACGATAAATATGACCTTCTGGATGGCTGGTTGTTTTGGTACGATGCCGAAGAAGATCTTTGGAAAGCGGCTGAGATGGAAGAATTTGTCAAGTCTCTTAAAAAACCCAAGAGTTTGCGCGTACTTGCAGCGACATCCTTTGATGAGCTTTTGTTGTTTATAACTGAGTACCCTGATATAAATTGATGTACAAGGAAATACCATTATGGGAAAACGGTGAGTGGTCAAAGCAGGTCTTTGATACAAGGGACGACTTCAAAGAGTTCGTCCTTTCAATTTTCAAAGAGCCTGGTAAATACGAGTTCGACGAATCTTCTGTCATATTTACTTCTGAAGCGGAGAGGTTCAGGAAACAAGGTTTCTACTGCGAGTTTCCGATGCGTTCCAAGGATTATGTGAATTATTGGGACGACCAAAAGGATAAATGTCGTAACGGTATAATAGTCAAGAACAATGGAAAAACCTGGTACTTACCACGTGAATACTACATGTGGCTCAACTTTCTGCCTATTAATGACAAAGAGAAGAGGAAGTTTGACTTCCCGCAGGTCAGGGATGCGCAGTACCACATGGCACTGTACGAGCTGCTGGCGGAGCTTCATTACAAGCACTGTGCAATTTTGAAGAAGCGTCAGATCGCTTCCTCGTATTTCCATTGTGCCAAGATGATAAACATGATATGGTTTGAGGAAACACCTATTTTAAAGATGGGTGCCGCCTTGAAGGACTATATCAATGAAAAAGGATCCTGGAAGTTCCTCAACGAATACCGATCTTTTCTTGATGAACATACCGCTTGGTATCGTCCAATGACCCCTGCGAAAGTCCTGATGTGGCAGCAGCAGATCGAGGAGACCGTGAATGGTCGTAAGCATATGAAAGGTCTGAAAGGGGTACTGCAAGGTGTGACGTTCGAGAAGGATCCTACAAGCGGGGTAGGGGGACCGTGTACTATATTCTTCTACGAGGAGGCTGGTATCGCCCCGACCATGGATATCACAGTCGAGTTCTTGTATCCTGCAATGCGTTCTGGACAGATCACCACGGGTATATTCATCGCTGCTGGTTCGGTGGGTGACCTTGACCAGTGCGAACCGCTCAAGCAGATGATCCTGTATCCTGACTCCAATGATATATATGCGGTAAGTACGGATCTTATCGACAACAAAGGAAATACAGCCAAAACTGGTCTTTTCATACCCGAGCAGTGGTCAATGCCTCCTTATATCGACCAGTATGGCAATAGTCTTGTGGAGCAGGCTCTTGACGCCATTCTTGCCGAGAGGCAGCAGTGGAAGAAGGATCTAAGTCCTGAGAAATACCAGTACAGGATATCCCAGCACCCTGTCAATATAGACGAGGCCTTTGCCAACAGGAAGGTGTCTAAGTTCCCGTTGAATCTTGTCATTAGCCAGATGAACAGGATCCAGGACAAGGAGTATCCTTATGAGCTTCTTGAGTTGTTCAGGAATGATACTGGAAAGGTAGAATGTAGGGAAACAAGGAAGCTTCCCATATCTGAATTTCCCATAACCAAGAACACAGAGGATAAGACAGGTAGCGTCGTGGTTTGGGAAAGACCCGTCGCAGATCCAGAGTTCGGGATGTATTATGCATCGATTGACCCTGTATCTGAAGGAAAGACAACTACCTCAGAATCATTGTGCTCAATATACATCTACAAAAATCCCATAGAGGTCACAAGGATAAAACATGGTGAAACAGAAACGTTCATAGAACGCGACAAGATAGTGGCCGCATGGTGTGGTCGATTTGATGACTTGAACAAGACCCACGAGCGGTTGGAGATGATGATCGAGTGGTACAACGCCTGGACAATTGTCGAAAATAACATATCCACGTTTATAAAACACATGATCGACAAGAAGAAACAGCGTTTCCTTGTTCCTAAAAGCCAGATCATGTTTCTTAAGGACCTGGGTTCCAATAACAACGTGTTCCAGGAATACGGGTGGCGGAATACTGGAACCTTGTTTCGCAACCATATGCTGAGTTATCTGATTGAATATCTTAACGAGGAGCTTGATACCATTGTAAAAGAAGACGGTACGATAGTGAAAACCGTCTATGGTGTGGAGCGGATACCAGATATCATGGCCATGAAGGAGATGCAAGCTTATACGGATGACCTCAACGTCGACCGTTTGGTAGCACTTTCATCTCTTATAGCCTTTGCAAAAGTCCAGCAGGCAAACCGTGGATATAAGAAGAAGGTCGAAAGATTGACTGACAATAAGTTGCAAAAGCAAGAAAATTTGTTTAAATTAAATAACGGGGGTATGTTCAGACACATGGGTAAGCGACAGACGCTTCAAAGTGCTTACAAGAGCAGGTCTCCTTTTAAAAATCTAAAATAAGATGCAGGTACTCAACGCGATGCAGCTAAAGAGTGGAGCCAAGGCGGAATACAACCGCATGGGCTCCATCACCCAGCCCATACAGTTCCTACCAAAGAAGGAGAAGGATCAGACCTGGACTGCTTGGAATATGGACTGGCTTGAGTGGCAGGGTCTTAAGCAGATCCGTCGTAACGCCCGCCGTTTGATGAAGAACTACAAACTGGCCAAAGGTATAATTGACAAATCGGACTACGTAATAGAACAGGATAATGAAATGAGGGATATAGTGGAGACACTTATCCAAGAGGACTTCAGTGCCCTTGAACTCAAGTTCTATCCTATAATCCCGAACGTGATAAACGTGCTTGTATCCGAATTTGCCAAGCGTAACACCAAGGTCACATTCAAAGCGGTGGACGAGTTCAGTTATAATGAGCAGTTGGAGCAGAAGCGTATGATGATCGAGCAGACACTCCTTAGTCAGGCGGAGAAGAAACTTTACGCCCAGCTGATGGCTCAAGGTATGAACCCAGAGGATCCTAAGATGCAAGAACAGCTTTCACCAGAAAGACTTAAGAGTCTTCCTGAAATACAAGCGTTTTTTGACAAGGATTACCGATCAATGGCTGAACAATGGGCTTCACATCAGAAGGCGGTTGATGAGGAGCGTTTCCGCATGGATGAGCTTGAGGAACGGGGTTTCCGTGACAGTCTTATTACGGACCGTGAGTTTTGGCATTTCAAAATGATGGAGGATGACTACGATGTAGAGCTTTGGAATCCAGTGCTTACTTTCTATCACAAGTCACCTGAAGCCAGATACATTTCCCAAGGCAACTGGGTAGGTAAAGTGGAAATGATGACTGTTGCCGATGTTATTGACAAATACGGTTATGTGATGACCGAAAAGCAAATGGAATCGATAGAAGCCATTTACCCAGTTCGTTCAGCAGGTTACCCACTACAAGGATATCAGAATGATGGATCTTATTACGATGCTACGAAACCTCATGATTGGAACGTCAACATGCCGTCGCTCGCGTATCGCCAGTTTGTTTCTATGTATGACAATTTCGTTTTCAATGGTGGCGATATTGTTAATTGGATCATGGGTGAGACTGAAGATTACGCCGATATGGGTATGGCTTTTATGCTGAGGGTGACCACAGCATATTGGAAATCACAAAGGAAAGTAGGACACCTTACGAAAATCAACGAGGCTGGTGAGGTTATAACCGATATTGTCGATGAGGATTATTCCATTACCGACAAGCCTTTGTATAATACCCAGTTTGTCAAAAACAAGACAAAAGACACCCTTATTTTTGGTGAACATATCGACTGGATCTGGATCAATGAAGTATGGGGTGGAGTTAAGATAGGACCTAACCATCCTAGCTTCTGGGGTATGAACAACCCTGGTGGTGTTAACCCGATATATCTAGGTATAGACCAGAATAAACCAGGACGTTTGAAATTCCAATTCAAGGGTGACAATACCTTATATGGTTGCAAGCTTCCAGTTGAAGGTGCTGTATTCTCTGATAGGAATACCCGCTCAACCAGTCTTGTTGACCTGATGAAGCCTTATCAGATTGGCTACAACATCGTAAACAACCAGATTGCGGATATCCTTGTGGATGAACTTGGTACGGTTATCCTGCTTGACCAGAACGCCTTACCACGTCACTCCTTGGGTGAGGACTGGGGAAAGAACAACCTGGCGAAGGCGTACGTTGCGATGAAGAACTTCCAGATGCTGCCGCTTGATACGAGCATTACCAATACTGAGAATGCTCTTAACTTCCAGCATTTCCAGACCTTGAACCTTGAGCAAACCCAGCGTATGATGTCAAGGGTTCAACTAGCCACTTTCTTCAAGCAGCAGGCTTTTGAGACCATTGGTATCACACCGCAGCGCCTTGGACAGCAGATTGGTCAGACTGAAACGGCCAGAGGTATTGAACAGGCGGTAGCAGGCTCCTATGCCCAGACTGAGACTTATTTTATGCAGCATTCGGATTACCTTATGCCAAGGGTTCATCAGATGAGAACCGATGTGGCCCAATACTACCATTCAAAGAAGCCCAGCATAAGGCTTCAATACATGACATCCACTGATGAAAAAGTCAACTTCGAACTTAACGGTACGGATCTTCTACTTAGGGATATTAACGTATACTGTACTACTAGAGCTAACCATAGGGCTGTTATTGAGCAGATGAAGCAATTGGCGATGTCCAATAACACATCTGGAGCCAGTATCTACGATCTTGGTCAGATTATACAGTCCGACTCTATGGCCGAACTGAGCCATGTTCTCAAGGCTACAGAGGCTAAGATGGAGGCACAGCGTCGTGAACAAATTGAGTCACAGGAGAAAATGAAACAGATGGATATTGAATCCAAGCAGAAGGAGAAACAACTTGAGCTTGATCATGCATCCATGGAGAAAGAAAAAGATCGTCGCAGGGATCTTCTTGTTGCTGAAATCAGGGCCTCAGGTTATGGTGCAATGCAGGATCTCAACACCAACCAGCAATCCGATTTTGCAGATCAGATGGAAACAATGCGTAAATCAGATGAATTTCAAGCTGTAATGAATTTTGATCAACAAAAAGAATCAATGCGGGATCAACAGTTCAGGGAAAAGCAAACTCTTGAAAGAGAAAAACTTAACACACAAAAAGAACTTAAACAGACCGAACTTGAAATAGCGAGGGAAAATAAGAACAAGTTTGATGTTAAGCCAAAATCTGAAGATTCCAAGAAAAAGAAAAAGTAACTTTAGCTATATAATTCAGATAAAGTTAATTACAGGCTCAAACCTTATATGTTTATTTCAATATTTTTGAGTATTATATATTATCAGCATCTCACTTAAAACCAACTAAATGGCTGACCAAATTCAAGAAACCACCACGGTGTCCGAGGTGGATCTCAACCTAGATGAAATTCTAGGCACTCCAGGAGCTGAGAACATCATGCTCCCATCTACTGAAGAGGCGAAACCTAACATGTTTACTTCCAAACCAGTAGACACATCGTTCCTTGACAAACCAGAACAAGAGGAAGAAAAAACCTCTACTGTTGAAGCTTCGAAACAGCTTGATGAAATAGTCAATGATGAAGTAGAGCAGGTTGATGAAGAACCTAAAAGCGGAGGTAGACCACGTACTGATAAAAACGGTGTGGTTGAGTTGACCAACAAGCTTATTGAAAAGGGTCTCATCATGCCTTTTGATGAGGACAAACCTCTGGATAAGTATAGTTTGCAGGACTTCGAAGAACTTATCGAAGCTAACTTCCAGGAGCAAGAGCGCAAGATAAAAGAACAGACACCTGCTGAATTCTTTGATTCGTTGCCAGAGGAGCTGCAATACGCTGCAAAATACGTAGCTGACGGCGGTCAGGATCTTAAAGGTCTTTTCCGTACCCTTGCTGCGGTAGAAGAGGTAAAATCACTGGATCCGACTGATGAAATGGATCAGGAGAATATTGTTCGTAGTTACCTGCATGCGACCAGGTTTGGTTCTTCTGAAGAGATTGAGGAAGAAATCGAAGCTTGGAAAGACAGGGGTGATCTTGAGGCGAAAGCAAACAAGTTCAAACCCAAGTTGGACGCAATGCAGGAACAAATGATGGCCCAGAAACTGCAGCAGCAGGAACAGATGCGCAAACAGCAGGAAGTACAGGCCCGTCAATACATGGCGAACATATATGAGACACTTGAGCCAGGAGAACTTAACGGCGTGAAGCTCGACAAGAAGACACAGGCTATGTTATATGCTGGATTGGTACAACCATCATATCCTTCAATCTCAGGACAGAATACCAATTTGCTTGGTCATCTTCTTGAGAAGTACCAGTACGTGGAACCAAACCACGGACTTATCGCTGAAGCCCTCTGGTTATTGGCTGATCCAGACGGTTATAAGGCTAAAATCAAAGATTCAGCCAAAAAAGAAACAACTGAGAAACATGTGCGGATGCTCAAAACGGAACAAGCTAACAAGCTCGCCTCGTCAGGTTCAAACGAGAACTACGACGACGCCCCGAAATCAATCAAGAGGAACGCAATCCCGCGTCCTACCCAGGGTTTCTTCAAAAGGTAAATAATCCAACTCCAATAAATTCAATACTAACAACTTAACTTAATTAAACAAAAATGGCAACTCCAGTATTAAAT